TTATGGCCGGTTCTATCAATTCACGTTTTGGAGAGAAACCCATCCGTGAACGTCGGAACATCGGTTCCGGATATGGTGAGATTGCCTATTTGGGTGATGCTTATCAGATGTCTATCGACCGTCTTTCTGAATTGCAGGATTTGATTGACAAGTTCAATGCAGCTAAACCGACAGACCAAAAGGCTGCAATGGAAGAGATTGTAAATTTCCTAGCGGATGATTACCGTCAGATTACCCTTGCTGCTCACAAGCGTATGGATATTATTCTCGGTGCGCTGTTGATGCTTGGTGAAGCCACCGTTTACAACAAAGACGCTGCAATCACTTCCGGTCAGACCAATAATAAACTGCTGGAGATTACCCTTCCGTTCAATTTTATCAAGCCGAAAAGTGGAGATGTGGTTGTGGACGGAAAGAACATGTTCATCTCTTACCTGAGAGAGAAACTCCATTCTTTGGCACCGGACTATGGCGTTTATGCCAAGATGATTATGACACGCGCTTCTTTCAACAAGTTCGTGCTCGGTTCATCTGAATTTGGCGAGCAATACAAGATGATTCTCGGCAGCAACGAAATGAAGTTGAGTACGGGATTGGTTTCCTCTTCTTTGGCTTCCGAAGTGTTCACCGGCATCGGTTTGCCGCGTATTGAAATCAAGGAGGACTACGTGAAAGGCCAGACGGGAAAGAATGTGCAGATTTACGCGGATAACCGTATTACTCTGTTACCTTCTGACAACATTGGTTATATGCGCCATCATACCCCGTATGAAGCGACAGACCCAGTACAAGGACGTACTTATATCCCGTCAGAGGGGCAGATGCTTATCTCCAACTACCGTGACAAAAACGGTCGCTACATGGAATATACGGCAGAGTGGATTCCGCAGATTTCCAATCCAGATTTGATAACCAATTTCGATTTGAGCGAAATTGCATCCATCCAATCAGCATAAGGAGGCGGGATATGAAAGTAAAGGTTATATCTGTTTTCCGAGACAAATTCACCGGGAAGTATTATACTCCCGGTGAAGTGATTGAAGTCAGTGAGGAATCCCGTGTGCTGGATATGGAAAGTCGCAGACTTGTCGAAAGGGTTGAGGTGAAAACTCCCGAAGTGAAAACCACTGAAGAAAAGAAGGAGGTGAAAATCTCCCTCTTTGAGAAAGAGTTCGAGAAGAAGACTTTGATTGAGGCTTTGAAGTCCATCGGTGTGCAGGCTTCCGGCAATATGAAAGAGGAAACTCTTTTGGGTAAGGTTGCAGAACTTGATGAAGAATCAACAGCCAAACTGAAAGAAGCATTAGGTATCGAGTAAAAGGATAGGGTAGTGCTCATTTTACCTTTCCATTGTTTAATTTTATGAATCAGTAAAGAAATGAAGAATTTTATTTTTGCCATGTTTGGCTTTTTGATGATGTCTTTGGTTTCATTGAACGTACAGGCATCGGGTGTGGAATCTCCCAAGTGTGAATATATGAATCTATCCGTTGATGTTGGTTTACCAGATATTCAGTTTATCACTTTGAAAACAGCTCCGGCTGATTGTATTGTACTGACCATGCCACAGACTATGTTCTTGGTTGCAAATAATCCAGCTATGATGTGTTCGATGAAAGAGGAAACGGCTATTCAAGGAAAACAAATTTCAGTCCCTAAATGTCCGTTCCGATACGTGTTCAAGTCGAAATATTTGACTCATTACAGCTATACCGCATATAGTAAACTGGTTACACCATATTAATATGACGATAAACGAATACATATCACAGAAGTTCCAGTCTTTCGGCATTAACTTGTCGGAAGCTGACCTTTTGGATATGTGTCTGAATGCGGAGATAAGCGGAGAGGACGAGATGAACGAGGATTGTTACGGTCGTGTCTTCGTGGCGATTGCGAAGTTCATCCCCTCTCTATCGCTTCGTGCCACTTCAATCAGTGAAAGCGGTTTCTCGATGTCTTGGAACATTCAAGGTATCAAGGACTACTATTCATTCCTGTGCAAGAAGTACGGATTGAAAGACGAATTAAGCAACAAACCCAAATGCACTTTCTTATGATATTCGCTCCACACATATTGCAGGTAAAAGTTATCACCCCGATGGATAAGGATGAGTTTGGCAGACCTATTCCCGGAACAGGTGGTGAATACTGGCAGGATGTATGTAAGTGCCGTTGTGATGATAACACTACCAAAGAGTTTTCATCTGATAACGGCTCTGTGTATCGTCCGAATTATCATGTAGTATGTGAGAAAAGAATTACTGTCAAGGCTGGTGATGAAGTACGTTGCATGGATGGTGATGGCGTAAGAGGTCAAGGCGAAGTCTACACGATAAAGAGTACAAACTACTTTAACTACTCGGAATTATGGAT